GCATTTGGCTCAAAACCTACTCCAATTTATCCAGGAGTTGAAGAAATAGCGATAACTACTGAGGGAGAATTTGGATCATATGTTGATTGTGATGTAAGTTACAGAGAGGTATTCAAATGTTAATAGTAACAGATAGAAATCTACAAACACTGACAATAGTTAGTAATGATTATCCAGATGGTGTGCATTTTCAAGATGATAAGTTCAATGAAAACTTGGAAACTGGAACTTGTATGCTTACTTGCAGTATTGACAAGGTTGTTGAAAAGGATGTTGAACTTATAGAAGCTGGCTGTCTGGTTGTAGCTACTGGATATAAGAAAAAGCCTGTTCTTTTAGAAATTACTGAGGTTGTTGAAACAAGATATTCAAAGGAGATAGTCGCAGAAGATTGCGGACTTGATTTGCTTAATGAAGATATCGCGGAGCAAGATTTCAAAGGAACACTTGCAGAATGGGTCAATAATACTCTTGGCGATAAATCAGATTGGGTTGTTGGAATTAATGAGGCTAAGGATAAAAACTTAGCTTTTAAATTTGATGGAACAACGACTAAGACTAAGAGACTTGCTATGATTGCGGGTCGTTTCGGGTGTGAGATTAGCTATGATGTTAAATTAAATGGTAATGCAATAGATAAAAAGGTAATAAACTTTTATAAGAAACGCGGTAAAGAGACTGGATACAGGCTTGAGTTTGGTCGTGATGTGAGCGATGTTAAGCGTACTGTGTCGATTGCGGACTTGTGTACTGCTGTAAGACCTGTAGGTAAACCTCACAAGGAGCAAATCAGAGAAGTAAAACAAGTTGAAATTGAAGAAGATAAGAAGAAACCTGCACCAAATAGCAAGATTGAGTTATTTGTAAAATGGATGAAATCGCGTGAAGGTAAGGTTAGATATTCACAAGCAAGACGTGAAGGTCCTAATTATTACGATTGTTCAAGTTCTGTTAGTAGCGCTGCAAAATTTGCAGGATTGTTTCCAAAGTCTGTGGGACTTCCAACTACGGAGACATTATGGGCTTGGGGAAATGCTGGAACGTACTTTCATCAAATCAAACAATCAGAAATTGAATATGGAGATATATTCGTATCAAGATATAACGGCAAGGGTCACACAGGTGTAATTTTAGATAAAAACACGATTATACATTGTACATTGTATGGATCAATTAACGGTATTGTGACTACTAAGCTTAATGGATGGACTGGTCCAAATGTTAGGTTCTATCGTTGGAATGAGAATAAAGGTGGAACTATAATTGATGCGACAAAGAAGACTTACTGGACTAATTCAGATGTTACAAAACACGATTTGGGCAAGAGATTGCAAGGAATAACTGCAACCCAAATAAATAATTGGATAAGAGCGAAGGCTCCTAATAGTCCTTTTAATGGGCAAGGTCAGGTTTTTATTGAAGCTCAAAAACAATCCGGATTAGATGCAAGATATATATTAGCTCATGCAGCACTAGAAAGTGCATGGGGTACTAGTAGAATTGCAAGAACATATCATAACTACTTCGGTATTAATGCTTATGATAGCAATCCTGACAATGCTAAAAAGAGCAGTAATAGAAGTTTACAAGCAGGCATTATCAATGGTGCTGTGTGGATAAAAGAACACTACTATAACCGCGGACAAAAGACGTTGTATGCTATGAATCATGATAAAAATGGACATAACTATGCTAGTGATAAGGCATGGGGAGATAAGATTGCAAACATTATGAAAGGTTCTGAACGATATACTAATGCTGGTGCTACTGCTTCAAGTACTGAACAAGTAACGTACAAAGAACACGAAGTTAACACGGACTTGGTTGGATACAAGTATGATGATGGCAGATTCTATGTTACTGATGATGGTCTGATTTGCGATAGAGAAGCAGCTAAGAAGTGGACTAGATTTAATAAAACAGGTCAAAAATATTTCATAAGAATGTATGACAGCGAAGCTACTAGTCAAAAGACGTTGTTTGATGAGGGATTGAGGTTCTTAAAAAACAACAATGAGGCAAAAATTAGCTATGAAGTATCACTGAGACAACTTCCAAGTGAATTAGAAATTGGAGACTATATTAGAATAATAGACCATGGATTTAAACCTGCGTTGTATTTATCTGCTAGACTTGTGGATATCACAAGGAGCTTGTGTGATGAGCTTAGCAACTCTGCTATATTTGCAAACTTTGAAGAACAAAAAGCAGGGATTTCTGAAAGACTTTTGAGTTTGGAAAAATCTGTGTATAGTAGCAAATTCAATTGGCAAAATGTTCCGTATGAAATGCAGCTGTCATCAAGTCAAGGTAATGTGTTCAAAGATGGTGTGTTGTCAACGGAAATTACTGCTATAGTTACTAAAGCAGGTGTGGATCAAACTGCTACTATTGATAAGTTTATATGGGAAAGAGTGTCCGAATATCAAGACAAGATTACTACGAGTGATGAGGATTGGAACAAATCTAAAGAAGGCTCAGTTGGTAATATACTCGGGATAAATAACACTGATGTGGATTTACAAGCGACTTTTACATGTTCAGCTATGTTGAATGATGTTGCCGTGGCTACAAGCTTTATAACCATAAAGGACTTGACTATTGGCATATATAAGCAAGAAAAAGAGCCTGATAGAGCTAGTTTGAGTTGGGGCGATGTGTGGCAATGGGACGATGGCAAAGGTAATCACTTCAAAAGACTGTGGAAGGGTGATAGGTGGGAAGATACTATCACTAAAAGAGACTTGGAGTTACTTGAATTAACTCCAGGACCTCCAGGAGCAGATGGCGAAAATGGTATGCCTGGTAAAGACGGCAAGGACGGAAGAACTTCCTACGTGCACTTCGCCTATGCTGATAGTGCAGACGGGACTGTTGGATTCACAAGAACTGCTACTAGTGGAAAGAAGTACATCGGATTCTACACGGATTTTGAAAAAGCTGACTCAACAGATCCAAAAAGTTATGAATGGTCATTATTCAAAGGTGATGATGGAAAAGATGGAGTTGCAGGCAAAAATGGTGTTGGATTAAAATCAACAGATATTTCCTATGGCTTGTCTGATTCTGAAACGAATGAGCCTACTAGTTGGACTAAAACAGTACCTAGTTTATCGAAAGGTAAATACTTATGGACAAAAACAGTGTGGAATTATACTGATAATACTTCAGAAACTGGGTATACGAAAACTTATATCGCTAAAGACGGTAACACTGGTAAAGATGGTATTGCTGGAAAAGATGGAGTTGGAATAAAATCTACTACTATAACTTATGCTAAGTCTTCAAACGGAACTACTGCACCTAATAGTGGTTGGTCTAGTAGCATACCAAATACAAGTCCTGGTGATTTTCTGTGGACGAAAACAGTGTGGAATTATACTGATAATACTTCAGAAACTGGATATTCTGTGAGTAAAATAGGAAAAGATGGATCACAAGGTATTCCCGGAAAGGCTGGAGCAGATGGAAAGACTCCGTACTTCCATACAGCATGGAGTAATAGTGCTGATGGTAGTAAGGATTTTTCTGTTAGTGAGGCAGGAGAAAAAGCGTATATTGGAACATATACGGACTATGTAAAGGAAGATTCTGCGGACTATAAGAAATATACTTGGATACTGGTAAAGGGCAATAAGGGTCGTGATGGCGCTAACGGTAGTAACTTCACATGGAATATGCTTTTAAAATCGAATGTAGTTGTAGAAAATGACAAGTACAATATAAGTAACTATGACTTATCGGGAGATTTTGTAGTTGGAGAAGATTATACACTAACTATTTGGGGAAAACTCGGAGAAGATAGGACACGATTTAATTTTTATAATAGTGAGTCTTATGTAATATTAGGAGGTACTACAGAAATCAGTCAAGGTGTGTATAGTGTAAGTTTTAAGTGGAAAGATACAAATGAATACAACGGTGTTGTACACAAGGGCGATAATTCAAAGTTCTTGGTATATGCTTATACTAGTAGTGGTAAATCTACTTCAAGAATTGACAAGATAAAGCTAGAAAAAGGAATAAACACTAATCCTGTATGGTCACCGCATATATCGGAAATCAACGGTAAAGACGGTGTTGACGGAAAAGACGGAACTTTTACTGGAGAAATCGGCGGTAGAAATCTAATCAAAAATTCAGACAAAATAACTGGTTGGACTAAATACGATGGTGGCAATCACTTAATCACAGACGAATACATGAAAGAATTTAATATTCAAGGTCAGCGAATAAAGTCAGATGCCGCAAATGCGACAGATTTTATAAAATCGTATGTTAATTTTGATGTAGATGATTTAGTGCCAGGGAAGAATTATACATTTTCTGTTTATGTGAAAAACAATCGTGATGTGCCAGCACAACTTAGAGTAAACGGGTTCAACTGGAACTTCGCTTATGAGTTACAACCTAATGAGTGTAAGAGGTTTGCTGTAACTGGCAAAAGAGACAAAATGGACGGTTATTGGGAAAATCGAATTCAATTTCAACTGAGAAGTGCAAATAAGGCTCAATTTGTTGATATGACTGTTGCACGTCCACAATTGGAAGAGGGCGATGTTGCGACTTCGTGGGGCAAAAATCCTAGTGATTTCGAAGATGAGCTTGAAAAGAAAGCCGACTCACAAACTGTAACAGATATTGAGTCAAGGCAACAAGCCGTTGAGGTGTTGATTAGTCAGAAAGCAGACAAAGATAGCGTGACTAAAAGCTTTGTTGAGATAGAAAAGGCAAAAGCATATGCTGACAGTGTGAAAAAAGCGTTGGAAAATGAGAGCTTATCACTTAAAGACAGGATCAAGATTATTGAAGAGAATGTCGGAGCAGGTAAGCTTACGATTGAAGCGATAACTACTTATTTTGACTTCGGTGAGGAGGGTATCCTCATTGGTAAAAAAGACGAAGCGGTGAAGATGATTCTTAAAAACAATGCACTAGAAATCGTAGACGGGACTAAGACGGTGGCAAGATTTGCAAATTCACAAGTACAAGTACCAAATTTAAAGGTTGACGGGGTATTGGAGTTTGGATATCACATGGTAACTAAGTATGATAATGGTGTAAATAAATACACGATTATTAAACCGATTTAGGAGGAATAAATGGCAACATATACTGGTACGGCGCCACAAAGCTTGTATGCGTATTTTAAATTGGATATGAATGTTATTAGTCAATCAGAGGCTGATAACACGTCAAGAATTAGATACAGATTATATCTTGAAAGTAGAGGCGGAGGAAGTGGGTATTCTCAAACAAAGAGGCCCACTTCTTTAATTTGTAATAATCAGACAATTGAGGACACGAGGACAACTTATAGTTTTGACAGGGGTGGAAGTTCCACTCTTTGTAGTGGTACTTTTACGATTAAACATAATTCAGATGGAACAATGTCGTTTCCGATCAAAGCAAGTGTAGGCACACATAGAGGTACTTGTTCTTTAAGTGCTACTATGACTTTACCGACGATTGCAAGAAAAAAGCCTATGTCTATGAGTATTGTCAATTCGGTGGCAGATACTGTGTACTATGCGAATATAGGGGATTCTGTGACTATTAATGTTACAAATATCTCTGGAAGAAGTGGAAGCATTAGATGGGAAACAGACAACTATAGTGGATATGTTGGTAGTCTTGCAAGCAGTACACATTTTACCTTTAGTTCAAGTACTTTTTCTGATGTGTTCGGTAGTGAGTCAAGTGGATATGTGACTTTTACTGCTAGTGCTGACGATGGGACGACTGCTTCAAGGACGATTACTCTTAGGATTTTTGAGATAAAAAAGCCTAGCATAAGCTATGTGTCAGTTAGTGAAAATAATTCACAGGTTAAGAGCGTATTCGGAAGTGGCTATTTCTATACAAACATTAGTGATGTAAGTGCTTATGTATCTGCTGAGGCGTATAATGGTGCAAGTATTGAAAAGTACCTGGCGACATTAGATGGATATACAACATACTCTAATAGTTCAACTATAGATATTGGTAGTGTAACAAGAGCTGGAGAAAGAAACATCACTTTTGAAGTTGTGGATAGTAGAAATCAAAGAAAATCCTATGAAAAGAATATAAGGGTTAAAGAGTACAATCCACCAACTGCTGAATGTAGTGTTACAAGGCAAGGAGAAGGGTTTAATGCTTCTGTTAAGGTACAACACACTGTGTCTTCTGGTAGTACTGATAAGAACACTTGTAATGTAACAGTTGATGTAAGAGAGTTACCGTACGGAAGTTTCTCAACGAAATACAGTGCAAACATAAATATTGCATCTACTACTCAATCGGTGAGTTTGGGAAGTGGATATAAGGAGTTTGCATCGTATGAGGTTAGGGTTACTGCGACGGATAAGTTCAGAAGTTATACTGCTTTAGTTACGGTGCCTACACAAGCTGTTGGGATTTCGATTAATCCTAAGAGCAATTGTGTTGGGATAGGAAAGTTTCCAGATAAACTTGTAGGAAATGATAATCTAGAGGTAAAAGGAGATATTTTCGCACAAGGTATTGAGGCGGATTTGACTCTTAAGGCATGGAAAGCCGATATCGATTATCTTAATATTAAAAAAGAGTTAAAGATAGATGATAAAGCGGTAAATTTAAAACCTTTTGCAGAATATAATTCCCCGTCAAGGTTGGATACTGACAATACTAGAGATTTGTTCGGTA